TGTGGGTAGCGGCAGGCGTCAAGGTGAAACTGCAGCTCACCGACCAATTTGGCGGCACCGGGCTCACCACCCCCGCCTACATCGACCAATTGCCCGGCATCAACGACCCGACCTCGCTGGTGGCCAATGCGACCTCCTACTTTGGCGGCAATGACACGGGGTCCGCCAATGCCTACGCGATAGCCCCGAGCGTGCCGTGGACGTCGCTGTCCAATGGCATTCAAATCACGTTCTACGCGGCCAACACCAACACGGGCGGCTCGACGCTCAACGTCAACCCCAATGGCTCGGGCTATCTCGGCGCGACCTCCATCTACAACCAAGGCGGGGCGGCGCTGCACGCCGGGCAGATTCAGGCCGGTCAGTTCACTACGGTCGTCTACTACAGCGGCGCGTGGTACTTGGTCAACAATTCCATCCAAGTCACGACCTTCACCGGCACGCTCACGGGCTATGCGAGCCCGCTGACACCGACCGTGACGGCGACCATCATGGGGCGGATGGTCAACCTGTCCATCTCCTCCGGGAACTCAACCTCCAACGCCACGACGTTCACGATGACCGGCCTGCCGGCGGCCCTGCAGCCGCAAAACAGTGCATGCGTCACAGTTGTGCCAATGGAGGACAATTCCGTCGGTATTTTGGCCTTCGCGAATTTGGCCGTGGGCTCGGGAACCATTACCTTTGGTGCCGGGGTAGCCAACAATCCAAACGGGTTCACGGCCAGCGGTCTTAAGGGATTCACTGCTTACGTCAACATCCTTTACCCGCTGACCTGAGGCCGCCATGAAGGAAGCCCGGCACTTGGAACTCACGGATGCACTGACGCAGTACGGCGGCTGGGCCGCGGGCGCGCTGGCAAGCTCAGCGGCGTGGGTGACCCGCATGGTCCTAGGCCGGCACATCAAGCGCATGGATGAGATCGGCCGGGACATCCAGTCCATCAACCTGCGGCTGACCCGTATTGAAGGTCGGTTTGACGAGAGGGACCACGCATGAGCGCATTGCAGGAGGAGTTCTCACAGAGTGTCGCCAAGCTCATCCAGAAAGCCCACGAGCTGGGCTATGGGGTGACCTTGGGCGAGGCCTACCGGACGCCCGAGCAAGCGCTCCTCAACGCTCAGCACGGCACGGGGATCGTGCACAGCCTGCATATTTACCGCCTCGCCATCGACCTCAATTTTTTCAAGGCCGGCGCCTACGTGTCGGACGGCAGTCTCTTGGCCGATATCGGCGCGTGGTGGAAGACTCTCGGCCCGGCCTACCGGTGGGGTGGGGATTTCCATAGCCGCCCGGACGGCAACCACTTCAGTCTCTCGCCCGACGGGGTGACCGCATGAACTTCAGCGACAACGTCAAGGCCATCATCGGCACCGTGGCGCCGGTGCTCGGGGCCGCGCTCGGCGGACCGCTGGGAGGCGCCGCGGGGACCTTTCTCGCCAAGGCATTGGGGACGACCCCCGGCGATACGTCCGCGGCAGCCACGGCGCTGCTGTCGGGGGATCCGGCGACGCTGCTGTCCCTCAAGAAAGCCGAACTCGACTTCAAAGCACATATGTCGGAGTTGGGGGTACAGGAGGACCAGCTCGCGTATGCGGACACCGATTCCGCCCGCAAGCGAGAGGAGGCCGTCAAGGATTCGACGCCGAGCCTTTTGGCTTTTATCGTCACCGTGGGTTTCTTTGGCGTACTCGGGTACATGCTGGCTGTGGGCAAACCGAAAGAGGGGGGAGATGCGCTGCTGGTCATGCTGGGGGCGCTCGGCGGTGCGTGGGCCAGTGTCATTGCGTATTACTTTGGGTCGAGTGCCGGCAGCCGCAGCAAGGATGCAGCGCTCGTGAGCAGTGCCATCAAGGGAGGTGCAACATGATTTTGCTGCCCGTGTGGATCGTCATTTGGACGATGTTCCTTGCGCTGACGGCTCTTGTACGTGCGGTGGGGCTCATTACAGTGCTGTATTTGACGCTGAGGCGCCTATGGGGCCCCGGGGTCAATGTGTGCGGCGCCCCTATTACCGTGTTCACGCCCGCGTGGGCCGAGCTGTGGAACGACTACGACCAAGGCGTCATGCCGTCCAAGGGAATGACGCCCTTCGAGGTCTATGTGAATTCAGCCCTGCGCAATGGAGCCGCCGGCCTGCGGTTCATTGGGTTCGGGTTTCCCATCAACCCTGCCAAGATTCGAGGCCGAGGAGTGTCGAATCTATACGCCGCGGGCAGTCACGGCTGGTCGTTGGCGTGGCAGGGCGTTTATGCGGGTTTCTGGCTCAAGGCGGCTTCCGGTTGGGAGTTCCGCATTGGCTGGTGCCTGATTCCGCAGGATGCCTCGCCGGCCACGGTCAACCCCAAGACCGACCCGCGGGCAGCCTGCTGTGGCTTTACCTTCCAGCTCGCGAGGCACTGACATGACCCTTACCTTTGACCCGACCAATGCCACCGACGTGGCTGCCGTACAGGCGATTCTGGCGGCGCTGGCCAACGTCCCTGTGCTGACTACCCCCGCCACCTTTGCGGCGCCCCTGACGCCTGTGCAGGTCGCTGCGGATGCCAGCGCATGAGTTGGAGCAAAACCTACAGCCACACGATCGCCTACAGCATCGACATTCTGCTGGCGTCGTGGCTGTGGAACCGCAGTGACGTCACAATTTCCAGCCTGTGTTGGAGGGAGATGAACGGCGGTAAGCCCAATCGGGGCTGGCGGGCCTTGGCGTGGCTCCTCGAGCACATTGACCCCGGTCACTTGGCCGGAGCGCGTCAGGCCGACATTGACCGGGCGCTAACCGTCCTGAAGCTCTTGGACGCTGCCGTTATCAACGCTGCTCCAAAGCCCTGAGCAAAGCGACCCCTCTTTCTCCCTTCCGGTAGGGGTTACCGGGGATACTCGACTGCGTTTCTCCGTCAAGGGCGCCGGGTTGAGAGGGGTACTCAGAGCCCGGACTTAAGCCCACCGGGCACGCTACCCCCCGGTGGACAGTCACAGAGTTTGCTGACGGGCAGGCCCCTGTGAGGCCCCACGACTGTCGCGCGTCTTGGCGACCGGAGGGGGCTTGACAGGTCCGGGGGAGAGGAGGAAATTTGCTCCATCGGAGGGGAGCGTTTTCCCGCTTTGCGCGCCCCGAATCGGCTTGACCCCGACCGGTGAGAGGGACCCTAACGGGTCCCTTTTACGTTGTAAACCCTTTCTACTGTATTATCCCCCTATAACAGGGTAAGCCGATACCGCCACTGCCCGGTTACGCAACCCCGGGGGGTTAGGCCGCCCTCCGGGGTCGCGTTATGGTGACTCGCTCGAACCCAAGGTAATGCAGCAGGGCGTTACGAGGCCTGCGCCTGCCGGCCACCACGTCGCACACATGCTGCGGGCTCACCCCGCAAGCCTTAGCCAATTCCGACTGACTGGTGCGCTGCAGCACCCGTGCCAGTTTCTTAGCCCATTCCTCCATACCGACCTCCTGCCCATAGGGGCGTCGGTCTATCCTACTCCCTCTCGTGTACCAAAAGCAAGATGCAGAAAGTGTGAACCAGCACTTGACTTCTACTCAGAAAAGAGTATAATAGGCCTCGAGGGTTGGGAAATGGAGGAGCAATGAGCAAGTCGGAATTTATGAGGATTGCCGCTCAAGCCGGGATCGAGGTCGAGTTCACGCCCGGACGCAAGCGTCACCCGCGAACCGGCGAACCGGTCAGCTATGAATTGATGCTTGACCATCCCACGATGGTGTTTTCCGGGAGTCAGTGCCATTCCGACGGATCCTTGATGGGCGGCGAGGGAGAAGTTACCCCTGACTGGAAGATACTCGAGGGGCAGCTCAGGAGGATTGTCTCGGAAGGCCTTACCCCGTGCGAGGACCCGGATTGCAGTTGGTGTGAAAAAGTGTGAACTAGGGCTTGCACTCTACTCGAAAAGGTGTATACTCGAATCGTGGTGAATAAACAGGAGCGAACAGACATGAACGTAATCATCCAGAAAAAGCAGGTCTACGGCAACACGGTTTACTACCCCGTGAACGATGCGGCCAAGGCGCTGGCCTCGATAGCCGGCACGGCGACCCTCACGATGCGCACGATCCTGATAGCGCGGGACCAGTTGGGCGCCAAGATCGAGCTGCTGCAGGAGGTGTTCTCATGAGCACGACTGGCAAGCCGACCTTTAGCGCCGCGATCGAATGGATCGCGCTGAACGACGGCGATGCGGGCAACGAAGATTTCCCCGTCATTTCCGAATCACTGGTGGCCGACCTGTTCGGCACGACGCCCGAGTACGTGGCCTCTTGCGTGCGCCGCGCCAGCGCCTACTTCTGCAAGGGCATGCAGCCGCCGCGCATGAAGATGATGACCAGCAGGATGCGGCGCGAAGCCGCCCGGGGTGCCGCATGAGCGCGCACACGCCGGGGCCGTGGCAGACGGTCGAAAGCCTAGACGAAGCCGGGCACTTTTCGGTGCACGGCACTGACGGCGTCCCTGTCTGCCGTTTGGGCGGCAATCACACCAACATCAACGCGGCGGCGAATGCCGCGCTGATCGCCGCCGCGCCGGACATGCTTGTCATTTTGCAATCGCTGGTGAACACGCTGGGCGGCGGCGGGGGAATTCCCGCCTATCGCGGACAAGTAGAGCGCGCCCGCGCCGCGATCGTCAAGGCGACGGGGGGTGCCGCATGAACACATTGGAGCAATGGCGTTGCCCTAACTGCGGTCGATTCGTAGAAGTCGACGCCGATGGGTTTTACGACACAGAGGAACGTGGCGCCGATCCTGAATGCACGCCCGTCGCGTGCTTCTGCGATGAGCGTTGCGCCGACGTGTTCCACGGCCGGGTTGCCAAGGCGACGGGGGGTGCGCCGTGATCTGCACCACCCTAAACGCGATCCGCAAGCACCACCCTTGCGAAGACTCGTGGCACAAGTTGCTAAAGCATCTCGGCAAGACGCGGGCCGACAACGCGCCCTTGCCGTTCGCCGTCATCGTCGAAGCGTGCGGACTAGAGGATGCGCTATGGGCTACGCGGGCCGCGCCTCGCCACAACAAAACGTGGCGACTGTATGCGGTCTGGTGCGCAAGGCAGGTGCAACACCTGACGACTGACCAGCGCTCAATAGCGGCTATCGACGTGGCAGAAAAGTACGCGCACGGCAAGGCAACAAAAAAGCAATTGGATGCCGCGAGGGCTGCCGCGTGTGCTGCCGCGTGTGCTGCCGCGAGGGATGCCGCGGGGGATGCGCAACTCAAAGAATTCCTGAGAATCGTGGGGGGTGCGCCGTGATTATCTCACCGCACATG